CTTCGACTTCTTTCTTACTTACATCTGGGCCGCTACCTACTAGAGATGCTTCAACCGCAGGTAGGTTAAATCTATAGGTGTTACCTACCTTAATAAAGGTATCGGGAGCGATTGTACCCTGACGTAACCATGCGCGGATGGTCGATATGGATACCGAGAAATGTCTTGCTACATTCTCAATCGGTACAAAAGCGGGTTTAAGTTCTGACATTATTTTTTCCTCACTGTTACTACGTACTCTGAATCTACATTAAGACCTTTTGGTGTAAGGTCGGGGTTTTCTTCTAGGAACTGCTTCATGTTTGCCTGATTGAGGCGCTTATCAAGTAGCTCCGGTGCCCCATGCTCTAACACAAACTCGTGCATGTTGCTCCAATCGCTAGTCCAATACCTAGTCTTGGCAGACCTATAAAACATTCCTTCTGAAGTCTTTACACTATCTACGCCTTGCGTCTTACAGAAATCTAACATGGCCTTCTTTACTTCGTCTAACTGATCGGACAACTTACTGTCCTTCTCTTTAAACTCTGCTGTTAGCTCCGCTCTCTTAGCCTTGATCTTATGGAAGACCTTGGTGAGTTTCTCAACAGGGGCGCTGCTTTCATCGTTCATTGCTCTCTCCTATTAGTGACAGGGCGTCCACTTTAGTACCATCTAATACCCTAGTCAAGTATTTCTTTGTAAAGATCAATCATTTTTGTGTGTACGTTGATTCTGTTATCGAGTAATGCGTAAACACGTTTCTCGGCGTGGGAACCTTGGAGTTGGACGACGGTACATTTGTGATCTTGCCCTGATCTGTGTACACGGGCGTTTGCCTGAGCGTATGTCTCCAGTGAACTCGTCGGTGCCCACCACACTACTGTATTAGCCGCAGTTAACGTGACGCCGTGCGCTGCTGACTGAGGTTGGATCACTAGCACCTTGGGATCTTCTTGCTCTTGGAACCGCTTAAATATCTCAGTTCGTTTGGGGGCTGGTACGTCCCCCCGTATAACGTCTACAGTTATGCCATCGTCCCGTAGTTTGGCGGTTAGCATGTCGATGGTGTGTTTAAACGGTACGAACACTAGTACCTTTTTACTGGACTCATCTATCACTTCCCGTAGCACTTTGTATCGAGGAGCTATATCGAACTGCACTGCATCACCCTTGTCGGTGTACACTGCACCCGCAGATATTTGCAGGAGTTTGTTCATGTTGACCGCCGCGTTAGCTGCTGTGACTTGCTCCCCCGCTGCCTCCATGACCATCTTGCTCTTTAGTTCTTTGTAGTACTTCTTTTGTTGGCGTGTTAACTCCACCTCACGCTTCACATACACCATCGGCGGAAGGTCTAGGCATTCTTCTTTCGTAAACCGTATAGCTGGTTGCAACACTCTATGCACCGTTGTGGTAGCGTCTTCTTTCGGTGCCCACTTAAAGTTAGTTATCTTCCTCATAACTTGGTCGCGGAAAGAACCAAAGAACTTAGGTACGGCAGTGGGGTTAACAAGTTTGGCTATGCCGTACGCATCTGTAGGACTCTGTGCCGCAGGGGTACCCGTCATCATCCATAGCCAAGTACTTGGGCCAACTAACCTGTTGAGCGTCTTCCATCGGGTAGTCTGAGGGTTCTTGTAGTGGGTAGCTTCGTCTATGATTATTAGGTCAAAGCCCCCGTTGGCGATAGCGTCCTCTACAATAGCCAACCCGTCATAATTTATTATCACGTACTCAGCCTCACCTTCAATTACCGCGCGCCGTTTCTTAGCTGCTCCGTACGCCACATCTACTTTGCGGTGCATGGCAAAACTAAAGAGGTCATTCCTCCATGCGGAATCCATGATGGATAGGGGGCATACCACCAACACACGTCTTATGACGCCTTGGTCGATTAGGTAGTCAGACGCCCATATAGCACTAGCGGTCTTGCCTGTACCCTGCTCGTTAAAGCAAAACGCCTTACGGTTAAGTGTTAGGAAAGAGGCGGTGGTCTTCTGGTGGTCGAACGGCGCGTACCTACCTGACCACTCGTACCTAGATTCTATGGGGGATGGCGCGTTGATGTTCATGTTGCGCAACACCTGAGTCTCCTCCAATCCCCAGTTAACAAGTACTTGGTTGTTCGGTAGTTCTTTGCTTTTAGGTATCACCGCAGTAACTCTTGATGGGTTACGTAGGGTGAGTAGTAATGCCTTATCGTCTACTATCTTCATTTGTCGCTCCGATGCGAAATAGCATGAAGTGGATGTCCACGTCACGCGAAAAAATTTAATGGCCCTGCTTCGTCCATAGATAGGGCTAGGTCTACTTATGATGGAAAACGTGAAAATTCCATGAAACACGCTACCGTTGGACTACTCGATTTTATGGCGCTTTATATGCCCTCTTAACGGGAGCACGCCATCATTTAAAGACGCATCAAGCACGCGTCAACCCATACCAATAGGGAGTTCTTTACTTAGGCTTTCTACTGCCTTTCTTTTTGTAGTTCCGGCTACGGTTAGTAGAGCTATCCTCTACTGTAACACCATCTTTGTTGGTGCCGCCATTGACTAGGGCTTTCTTGTGACTAACGTCTTTACCTTCCCGCTTGTCAGCCTTGCCATTGCCGTTGGCGTCTTTGCCTTTCTTATCCATAGCACGTCTGGCACGCTGTCGCTCCATTCGGCGTTCAAACGTGTCACTCCCTACAGGAGCATTGACTTGTTTCTTTCTTTTTCTAGGACGCATTAGTGTCTTCCGTTGTGTACACATTCTGTCACTAGGCAGTGACGTTTACATAGCCCACTTTGGTGTGCGTTCCACACATCTTTCTCGAACGCTTTCTCCATACGGCTATAGTCTGACAACCATTTAGACCACAGTTTAGCTTCATCTGGCTTGTTGTAAGTGCCTGTTATTAACTCACCACACACAACAAACACGAGACCCCCCCGGACAAACTGTATTTCGGGGTAGTGTTTAAACACTGCGAGGGCCATCAACTCTAACTGCCCTTTATCTGCGTATCGTGTGTTCTTGCTGGTCTTGTAGTCTATCACCCAAGCTGTCTTGGCTTCTCTATCCAGTATAACTAAATCGGCTATGCCCCGCCACCACACATTATCATCCCTAAATCCACAGGGGTCTAGGTTCTCAGTAAGCCCCATCTCTAACTCACAGAGCTTCTCACCTGACTTAGCCATCAACGCATCGAGAACATCTTTACAGTAACCGTACTTAGCGGGGAGCGGCGTGCCGTCCCTAACGTATTCCTCTGCGGCGAGGTGTACGGCGGTGCCATATAGCATCGCCTCTGTCTCAGGTTCTTTATAGTCCTTAGCCACCTTCAAGTGATAGAACTTCTTAGGACACTGTTCAAAAGACTTAATCTTTGAGAACGACCACGGCGCTATACCCATCAGTGTTTCTCCACAAACATCGAACTTACTATTGTTAGTTCACGTATCAATACGTCTAGTTGCTCTACCTCTAGGAATACAGCATTAATGTGTGTCTTTTTATCATGTGTCAGGCACTGCTCTACGCAAACTACAGGATCTCCGTCATCATCCTCACCCACCATTATCGCCAAGTAGTCGCCCGTTGTTTCTGGGAATTTGTCAGGGAACTTAATAATCTCACCCATTAACGTATACTCCCACTACCCCGCCCAACACAAACAACCCAACCCACCCGCACGCCGAAACCACGGCGGGGCTAAACAACAGACCATATACTCGCGTAGCAAACGTATCGCCAACGCGGTGTCTAAACATAGTCGCCTTCCGTATCTCTCGATCTGCAAACCTATTGGCTTCCCGTACTGCTCTTTTAATATCACTCATCACTTAATCTCCTGTCTGTTGAGATAAGCCACTGCTTTTTTGGCTATTTCTTGGGTAGATACATAAGCCGCAGAGCTATCACCCATCCCCAGCTTGTAGTGACTCCAGCGAGGGTTCTCGCCAAAATCTGGGTTAAAATGCCAATAGCGGAACCCGTACTTGTGCTGAGAGGCATCGTTCCAATCAGGCTCAAACTCAGGGTCAAAGTTTAAACACGCTTGTATAACTAGGTTAGACCTAAGCTG